TAGTGGCGCTGGCATTGTCGGTGCTTTCATGGGCGCAACAGCCTGGATGGGGAGAAAGTAATGGGCATACTTAGCGCACTGATAGGGCCAGCCACCGAGCTTGCTGGGAAGTTTATCCAAGACAAAGATCAAGCTGCGCAGTTGGCGCATGACCTAACAACGATGGCTGATAAACACGCGCAAGAGGCAATGCTTGCGCAGATAGAGGTAAACAAAGCTGAAGCCGCCAGCGGGTCAGTGTTCAAGGGCGGATGGCGTCCGTTCATTGGGTGGGTCTGCGGTGCTGCATTTGCATACCATTTCGTGTTGCAACCGTTTATAGTTTTCGGTGTTGCGGTTGCTGGCGTAGCAATTCCCGAGCTACCATCGTTTGACATGGGTAGCTTGATGACTGTTATGATGGGGATGCTTGGGCTTGGTGGCCTGCGCAGCTATGAAAAGAAACAAGGATTGACGAAATGAAAGAGAACTTTGGACATTGTTTAAGGATGCTTCTCAAGCACGAAGGCGGTTTCGTAAATCACCCGAAAGATCCAGGGGGTATGACTAATCTCGGTGTGACCAAGGCTGTTTATGATAAGTGGATTGGCCGGGAAAGCAATGAGCAAGAAATGCGCGATCTCACTCCTGATGATGTCGCTCCAATCTATAAGAAAAACTATTGGGATAAGGTGTGCGGTGACGATCTCCCCAGCGGCGTTGATTGGTGCGCGTTTGATTGGGCTGTTAATTCCGGCAGCGGTCGGCCAGCCAAGGCTATCCAGCGCGCCGTAGCCGCAAAGCAAGATGGTGCAATTGGGCCTATGACCTTGCAAGCTGTGGCTGATAAAGACCCTAGAGAAATTATAGAATCTGTGTATCATACACGGCAGAAGTTTTATGAGCGCCTTAAAACCTTTGAGACGTTTGGCAAAGGCTGGACGCGCCGCAACAAGGAAACATTAGAAACAGCATTGGAGATGGCAGATGGCTAAACCAGGACTTTACAAAAATATCGACAACAAAAGAAAGCGGATAGCCGCTGGCTCTGGTGAGCAGATGAGAAAGCCGGGCAGCAAGGGCGCACCAACAGCGCAGGCTTTTAAGGATAGCGAGAAGACCGCTAAGAAAAAGAAGTCAATGATGAACAGGACTGCCTAGCATGAGCCGGCCACCAGAAAGAACCGGCAACAGTGGGCGCCGAGCCGCTTTTCTGCAACGCATGGGCAAGATGCCTGGGCCGACAAAGAAGAAAGACGGCACGGACACGCCGCTTCTTAAATCCTTGAAGGCTTGGGGTGCATCGTCAAAGAGCGAGGCTGTCGCCAAAGGCAAGCGGATTTCAATGATGAATAAAAAAAGAAACAGCGCATAAAAAGCTTGAAGCAATTTGATGCGCTGTTATAAATCTCTAGTGGGTGGCTTTCCACTAACATACAACCATTCGATGCCACGGGGCTTGGTCGGTTTGTTTTTGGTCGCGCTCTACCAAATGCGTCACATTTTTTACAGCGGCCACTCACACGATTCCTAAAATATAATGCCGACCAACGCCATTAAGACAGCGCCTGATAAAAACCCTACGATGGCGCCGACCAGTCCGGCTATATGAACCTCGTGTTCTGTAAACTTACTTTTCATTCGTCATCATCTCCCCTGCCAATGCCGCATATCCGGCGATGTCTATCCATGTATCATCTTTACTTGGAGACATAAGAGTTCGCTGCACCTTGCTCAGTACAAACATATTGGCAGCATCCATAGGGCTAACAGCCACATCAAGATATGCTGTCCACAGCCGAGCAATCCGCTTGAACGATTCATCTGCCGGCCCATAATCGTCCGCCCTTTCGGTGCTGATTATGCGCGCAGCCTCTTTTAATATCTCATCTCTTTTCATTCTTAAACCTTCTCTCAATGCCGTCACGCGGCAGATTGTATTGCTCGACGGCCCGATCATAAGCGATCTCACTTATGTGCAGAACGTCCATGATTTGTGATTTGTTCAAGTCTAGCTTGAGCAGGTAGTTGACAGACCAAGCAGTGCGGGTGACTACAATGTTGCGTTTGAGCGGTTGGCTCTTAATGTAATCCCGAGCCTTGGATGCTGACGCCAAGCGCCTGTCAATCTTGTCAATTGTATTCTTGCCGCCGCATTGCCCCTCGTTTCTTTTGGCGTTAAGCCGCATGAGCGTCCCTATCTCTGCCTCAGTAGGCTCCCGATTAAATGCGCGCTTAAATGACATGGCGTTTATTTCAACGTCTACTACTTTGACCATTATATGTTGTATCCTTTTTTTCTAAGGTCAGATGTATACTGCTTCAAATCGCGCTGGGCAATAAAAAGCTCATTGGCAATACTCGGCCTTGCGTCCTGCCGATACCGCTCGTCCTGCAAGCGATCAACTTGAGTGCGTAGGTATTGCAATATGGCCTGCTCGGCAGGGGATAGTTCGCTCACCACCACCCCCATACAATGCCTGCGATCCATACGTTTGCAGCAACAAACGCGCTAATAATAATTACATAATCTTCCCAATCAGCTTTCATCTGTCATCTCCTTCAGTGATTGCTCAAAGTTTTTGCGGGACGCAATTGCGTTTTGCAGCATGGCTGCTTCCATTCCTATGTCGGCACTGGCAGATGCAGAGCGCACACCCGTGCCATAGTATCTTTTCAGTTCTTCAATAACCTTAATTTTATTGTCAATGAAGCTGGTCTCTTTGGCAATTGCGGATTTGATTTCGTCGATTGTCATGTGGCTCTCCTTTTATATTAAGTCTACGCCAACAATAATAATGGCGACATGAATTGCGGCAATAAAGAATACAATGCTTGTTTCCGCCCAAGCCCCCATTCCCCTGAATGCTACATAGGCAATGAGGCAGGACAGCAAGCCAGTTGCGATCCCACTGTAGGTGAAAAACTCAAGCACGATCAATTGCAGCATAGCATGTCTTGAGATATTTGGCGCCAGTTTGCTTGCAGTGCTGACGGCAGGCCCATTGGAATTTTTCAAACAGGCGTTCCGCGAGGTAGTTATCTTTGCGGAATACAGCGTCAATGCGCTGGCGGTAGATTGATACTGCGTTGTCAAAGTGCATGATGGGTCTCCTTGTTTAGGTAGGGAGCCGCAGCTCCCCGGTTTGATTAGGCGCCCCACATTTCTTTTGCGATTTGTTCGCCAGACTTGTTGGGGTTGCGGATCAATCGGTCGCTAATGCGCAACAATTCATCTTCATCTTTTGCGTAAATGCCGACGTTGCCGTTTGAGTGCTGGACTGCGTAACAGTCGTCACCAAAATCAACAATGATGTTTGCGCCTTCAAACGGAATTGCTGTCATCTTTAAAATCATGTCCGTGTCTCCCTTGTTTCTGTCTATACATTACATATAGAATCTTGCTAGCAACTTTGCAATACCTTTGCTAGCAAAAAATTACCCTTGATAAAAATAATTGCTAGCACTATGTATGGGGAACGACTAGCAACCCTGGGGGAAAGATGAAACAGAAGAAAGAGCAGTGGAACCACCGCATCAAGTGTGAGCTTGCTGACGGCATGCGCGTTCTACAAACCAATCGGGCAAAGATGGATGGGCAAGACCCAACCCTGCGCGATCTAACAGAAGAAGCAATCTTCTTCTTTCTTAACTTTAACGGCATCAAAATCCGGGATCAGGTATGACAGTCTTTGTCGGCATAGACCCAGGCTTCACTGGTGCAATTGCATTCTACTGGCCCGACAGCAACCGCGTCGAGGTGCATGACATGCCGGTTTACAAAAACATAAAAGGCAAGACAGAGCTGAACCTGTACGAGCTGCACGAGATACTAACACCCGAAGGAGATGAGCCGCACCATGTTATCTTAGAGCAGGTTGCCGCTATGAGAGGTCAAGGTGTTAGCAGCATGTTCAGATTCGGCCAGTCCTACGGCGCCACGCAGATGGCTATTGCAGCGCACAAGCTGCCAATGTCATTGGTAACGCCGTCCAAGTGGAAGTCATACCTTGGACTTAACAAAGACAAAGGCCTCAGCCGATCACTTGCAAGCCAGAGGTGGCCTGCCCAGGCTGACCTGTTTAAACGTGTCAAGGATGATGGCAGAAGTGAGGCCTGTCTCTTGGCCCTATATGGAAAGCTAACAGCATGAACGGTTTTGAAAAGCACGGCATCAAGCACCTGTCAGCATCATCAATCAACCTCTGGACTAACGCGCCAGACGTTTGGGTTGCGTCATACCTATTTAAGAAGCGCACACCTATGGGCGCCGCTGCCATGCGTGGCATATGCACAGAAGAGGCCGTTGCCAACACGCTGACCGGCAAGCTGCACAAAGCCGGCGCGCTGGATCAGGCGTTGGAAAAGTTTGACAGCATGTTCTTCATGGCCGACGAAAAGATCACCAAAGAGCGCGCCATGATTGAGCCGTGCATGGAGCTAACACTCCAAGAGCTTGAGCATTACGGCAAGCCTGAGTTTCCTGAAGATGGGCAAACAAAGATCAGCATTACAGCCAAGACAGATGACTTTGAGATCCCTGTGATCGGCTACCTTGATTTCGTATTCCCCGATCATGGCGTGGTCATTGATCTTAAAACAACAGGACGCATCCCAAGCAAGATGTCGCCAGAGCATCAACTGCAACGCGCGATCTACCAGAAGGCCAGAGGCAACCAGGTGGTCAAGTTTCTTTATGTGTCATCAAAGAAAACAAACATGCTTGAAGACGGCGATCCAACAGAGATCCTTGGACTTGCCAAGAAGCAGATCGCTCGTCTGGAAAAGTTTCTGCGCGCAGGCAGCGCGCAAGATATTAGAGAGGTCATACCAGTCAACCCTAACTCGTTCTATTGGAACGGGGCAGAAGATCTGCGGGAAGAAATGTATGGCATCTAATCCCAGCGCAGGGTTACGCGCGCAACAACTCCAACAATCAAACAACGTAAAGGATACAAAATGTTTGAAATAGATCTAGGGGCATCAGGCTCTGACGTTAACACATTCCTGCAATGGTCAGCCCGTGGCACACAGGACGGCGCCGTCCGAGCCAAGCAGTTCTATACCCGTGACGGTGCAGCAAAGGATGAGTTTGAAGCTGCGCAAACAAACGGTTTTGTCATTGACTTGGACACGCTAAAGACAGGTTGGCAGAAGTCAGACGGCATGGTCGGCGTAGCTCCAGAATGGAAGTGGAACCCGACAGTCAATCAAATGATGAGCAAGCCTGGAGATGACTACAAGAAAGGCTTCTCGGTCAAGTGTGCTATCGGTGGCGGCAAGGTCGCCATGTGGGAGCAGGCAGGCGCCGGCGTATGGGCTGCCTTGACAGACCTTGCTCCAAAACTAAGCCAAGGCACAAACGGCCAAATGCCACTCATCAAAATGATAGAAGCCAAGGAGATTAAGTTCACCAAAGGCTCAACATGCTACCCAATCTTTGAGATCGTAAAGTGGGTAGACAAGCCTGACAGTCTCAAAGAAGGTGTCGCCGCAGGAATAGCAGTCGAAGAAACTGCAACCACACCCGCACCCGCACCAGCTCCTGCTGACGCACCAGCTCCTGCTGACGCAGAGTTTTAAATGAAAAAAGCCCAGCGGTCATAGCCGCTGGGCAGTTCAGGGGAGGAAGTAATGAAAATGGAAGTGGAAGAACAAATGGAAATGGCTCCCAAAACCGAAATCATTAAGCAGTTTATAGCACAGATCACAGAAAATTGGAACACTGTGGGCCAACCGCTCATAGAGATACGTTCTATATCGCAATCTGGATCAGCAAACGCCGCAAGATTCGCACTCAAAAACATAGAAGACGCAGTGCAACACGCCCAGGCAATGAACGCAAACAAGCAAAACATCTATATGTGCATCAATCCAATTGATCCAATCATAGAAATACCAGCAGGCCAAGCAGCCAAAGACACAGACATCCTGGCAGCATTCTACTGCTTTGCAGACGCAGACACAGAAGGCGCAATGGAAAACATCCTGTCTTTCGCCGGCCCAAAGTTCACAATGTCAATCAAGACAGGCACAACGCCATTCGCTAGAGGCCACGCATACTGGCGCCTGGAAGAGCCGGTGAAAAACCTGAAAGCATGGCGTGACGTACAAAAAGCAATCGCCGCATCGCTCCAAACAGACGCGGCAGTCGTAAACCCTAGCAGAATAATGCGCGTGGCAGGCACAGTCTCATGGCCCAACCAAAAGAAACAAGCCAAAGGATACATCCCAGAGCTGGTCACAATGCGAACAGAGTTCTCAACAGACAGAGAGCCTGTCGAATTTGAACGCATGATGCGCGCCTTCCCAAAGGCAGAGCCACAGGCTGCTAGCACAATCAACATAGACCTCGGACAGCAAGCAATGGACAGGCAGATGGCAGTCCAAGATGTGCTAGCAGGGGACGACTGGCACAGAAACATGGTGCGCCTGGTAGGATCATACGTCAACAAAGGCCTAGCAGACGAAGAGATCCACGCGATCACAGACAGCTTTACCTTGGGCGGATACACAGTAGAAGAAACAAGGGCAGAAGTGCAAAAAGCAATTGACGGCGCCAGAAACAAAGGATGGACGCCACCACCTGATCCAGCAGCAGAGCGCATGGAGCAGCAAAACCAAACATTGCAGATAGCCACAGAGCCAACAGAGAGCCACACAGAGGCCGATACAGGCAATGATTGGCCAACCCCCTACGAAATGTTTGATGCGCTCACGCTGCCGCGCAGGGAGTGGGTGTATGGATACGACTACATCAAGAAGTATATCAGCGTAACAGCATCAGCCGGCGGCATAGGCAAGACATCAGCAATCATTGTCGAAGCACTGGCAATATCGACAGGCAAAGACCTGATGGGCGTCAGGGTCAAAGAGCAATGCAACACATGGGTCATAAATTTGGAAGATCCGATCTCAGAACTTCAAATGAGAACCATAGCAGCCATGCAGCACTACGGCCTCACGCCAGATGACATCAAAGGCAAGCTGTTCATGGATGGCGAAGACACCATGCAGATCACGCTGGCAGCAGAAGGCAGGGACGGCTTGATCCAAAACGATGAGCTGCTGGCATTCATGATCCGAAAGATTAAAGAAAACCGCATAGGTGTCGTAATATTAGATCCCTTCATATCAGCCCATCTGGTCAATGAGAATAATAATGGAAGCATCCAGGCAGTCGTGTCAATGCTCAGAAAGCTGGCAAGAGACACCAACAGCTCAGTCCAGCTCGTGCATCACATCAGAAAAGGCAACGGAGAAGACGCAACCGTGGACTCAGTGCGCGGCGCAGGCAGTCTGATCGGTGCAGCAAGAGCAGCAAGGGTCATAAACAGAATATCGCCAGAAGACGCAATGGCCCTTGGTGTGGACGAAAACGAAGCACTCGGCATATTCCGCCAGGACGATGGAAAACAAAATCTGGCTCCACCATCCGACAAGGCAACTTACCGAAAGATGATCTCAGTCGAGATCGCAAACGGAGAGCATATCGGTGTAGCCACAGAATTTAAGCTGCCTGATCTATTCGACGGCGTGACAACCAAAGACCTGTACGATGTCCAAAGAGCAGTCGGAAAGGCAGAGGAAGAAGGCAAAGCATACCGAGCAGACATCAGAGCAAAGAGCTGGATCGGCAATGCAGTCGCAGAGCAGCTAAACCTAGACACCGACAAGCCAGGAGACAAAGCAAAGGCCAAGGCAATCGCAAAGAAATGGATCAGCACAGGCAACCTCAAAGTCGCAGAAATAAAAGACAGCCGAAGCGGAAGAGATGTGCCGTGTGTGGTGGTCGGGGAGTGGGTCAATTGGGAGGAAGTCTAATGCTTTCCCAACAGTTCCACAGTTGTTTTTTTGAACTGTGGACGAACTGTGGAACTGTGGAAGAAAAGGCCACAAATACTTCCACCACAGTAGTTGTATGTATATGCATACTACTGTGGTGGAATGTGGATTATATCAAACTGTGGTGATTTAACTGTGGAGATGATGATGACAACGCAGAAGCCTCGGAGGCCAAGGCGACAAAAGAAGGCAGACAGAATATTCAACCCGCAAGCGCATAAGGATCAAATCATGTGTGACTACGCAATAGCTCCAATGGATCGGCTGGCAATTCAGATGGACACAAAATGGGGCATCGACATGCTGCCAGAATTGGTCAGCGTTGAAACAGCCCAGAAGTATGGATCTGCAATGGCAAAGATGAACAAGGCTATCGAAGAAAACAATCCAGAAGAATGTAAGGTCAGAGCAGAGGTCGTCGTAAGAGGCCTCAACGCAATGGACGCAGAGGCAGAGCGTCTTGGCGCACAGAGAGCCTCAACAGACATCTGGGAGATGGAACTGGACGGCGAGATGTTTGGCATCATGAAAGACGGAAGGTCATGGCAGAAGATCAAAGAGCAAAGGCCAGACCTGGAGCTGCTGACACTCAGAGAGGTAGCACTCGCATACAGACACTTTAGAGACCACAAGGCAGGTGAGTTCGAAAAGGCAGTCAAAGAATCATTCCCAGCAGCAGAGGTGATCGACATCAAAGCAAGGCCAAAAGTGTTTGATGATGACATCCCGTTCTGATAAAAAGTAATTGCCCGTTGAGCTGCTTCCACCTGTTTCCACAGCTCAACACTCAACAACTGGCCCAGCATTATTGCGCTGGGCCTTTTTTGTGCTATGATCGCACAAAACATATGAGGCACACATGGCAAAGAAACCAGTGAAGATTGACTCCGTGCTAATGCACAAGATCGCTGACCGCTTGGCAGTAGGCGAAACACTCAAGAACATTCTCAAGTCAGCAAGCATGCCAACATATCAAGGCGTCATGCAAGCTGTGCTGCGTGACGATGAGCTGTATGAGATATACCGCAGAGGTAGGGTCATGCAGTCAGAGTATTTCACTGACCACATCAACAACCTGGCAGTGTCGCCATTGCCTACGTTTGAGGACAACAGGCTGGCTAACGCAGAAGTGCAACGGCGTAGGCTGGAGATCGACACGTTGAAATGGACGCTAGCACGGAACATGCCGTGGGGTGTGAGAGACAAGAAGGAAGACCAACCACAAGCCCAGACGTTCACAATCAGTTGGGCTGGTGGTGATGTCGAGGTCAATACAACCGAGGTTGTACCTGACCAAAAGGAAGAGCGAGTGACGAAGCATTGATGTCGGATCTTGTGTATACAACACATTCTGTCGTTGACAGCTACGCGCGTGAAAACAACACATATGAATATGTGAATGTGTTGGGGTCGAGGCAGGGCAGGCACAACATCTTGTGGTTTGCGTTTGATGCATGGCAGTCGCGGATAAAATCTACAGCAACAACAATGCCTTGCGTTCTATTTAACATAATAGTAATTATGGCACTACGGTTAAGCCATGCGTTTTGCGCAAACCGGCCCCCCCACCCCCCGCAAAACCGGGCGCCCTTATACCGCTATATTATACCGGAGCTAGAGACACTTTGACTTACTCCCTGTCGCCTTCGCAGCAAGCCATCCTCGGCCACCTAGAGGCCTTGAGGGACAGCGTTGTTACCAGCCGCAGCGCATCTGAGCAGATTGAGTCGGCAATATTGCTTATTGATTTGTATGAGGCTATCCTTGAGAGTAATGGCATATTGATATTCAAGGATCAGAAGAGGGTGACTGAGCATTGACGCACATTGAGATTCCTTATGAGCCGAGGGAGCTGCAGTTAAAGCTGCACAATGAGATGTCTTTGAAGCGTTGGGGCGTTGTTGTTTGCCACCGGCGGTTTGGCAAAACGGTTTGGGCGATCAACCATGTTTTGCGTGATGCCTTGATGTCTGGGAAAGAGAACCCCCGGTATGCCTATATGGCGCCCACCTATCGCCAGGCGAAGAATGTTGCTTGGGATTATATAAAACAGTTTGCTGGCAAGATACCGAATGTTCGTTTTCACGAGACTGAATTGCGTTGTGATTTGCCTAACGGTGCTAGGATTAGTTTGTTGGGTGCTGAGAATCCAGACAGCTTGCGGGGTATTTATCTTGACGGGTGTGTAATGGATGAGGTTGCCGACATGCCTGAGAATGTGTTTCCCGAGGTGTTGCGTCCGGCGTTATCTGATCGCAAGGGTTGGTGCGTGTTTGTTGGGACGCCTAAAGGCCACAATGCTTTTTTTGATAAGTATGAGGAGGCTGCTTCTAATCCTGATTGGTTGGCTGCTGTTTACAAGGCTAGTGAGACTGGGTTGTTGGACGATGAGGAATTGGAGGCTGCCAAGTCTATGATGACGCATGACCAGTATCAGCAGGAATTTGAGTGTTCTTGGAATGCTAATGTTCCTGGTGCTGTTTATGGCAAGGAGATGGAGGTTGCCCAGTTGGACGGGCGGATCTGCAATGTTCCTTATGATCCTTCTGTTAAGGTTGACACTTGGTGGGATTTGGGTGTTGGTGACAGCACGGCGATTTGGTTCACGCAGTCTGTTGGCCGTGCTATTCATGTGATAGATTTTTATGAGGCTCGTGGCGAGGGGTTGCCACATTACTGCAAGATTTTAACGTCGAAGGGTTACTTGTATGGGGATCACAATGCTCCGCATGACATTGAGGTTCGGGAGTTGGGGTCTGGGAAGAGTAGGCGCGAGGTTGCTTGGGACTTGGGTTTGAATTTTCGTGTTGTTCCTAAGCTGCCGATTGAGGATGGTATTCACGCGGGTCAGATGTTGATACCGCGTTTATGGTTTGACAGGGAGAAGTGCGGTCATGGTTTGGAGTGTTTGCGTCAGTATCATAGGGCGTATAACGAGCGCACTAGGAGCTTTAGGTCTTCGCCTGTTCATGATTGGTCATCTCATGCGGCGGATGCTTTTAGGTATTTGGCAGTTGGTTTGCGAGAGAGTAGGGATCGCATGGCGGTTTCTCAGAAAATGGCGGTGATGGAATATGATCCATTTGCGGCGTAAAGCTTGTTCATATCGGTTAGCGGATCGCAGTGATGCTTCTGCGATTTTTAAGATGTGCCGTGACTTTCATCAAGAAACGCAATTTAACAACATTGTTTTTGACGATGTTGTTTTTGCTGGTCATTTGTCTTGGCTTTATGATGATGAGTCTTGTTTTCTTTCTGTTGCGGAGCGTGGTGGCGAGGTTGTTGGATTTATGTCTGGCTGGGTTTATCAGTTGTATTTTTCAAAAACCTTGTCAGCTCAGAACAATTTGTGGTATGTCTTGCCTGAGCATCGTGGCGGCATGATTGGTGTTAGGTTGTTAAAGATGTTTGAGTCTTGGGCGTTTGATAAGGGCGCAAAGATTTTAGTTGGCGGTACTTCTTCTGGCATTTCGATGCCTAGATCTAATAAGCTGATTGAGAAGTTTGGTTATGAGCCTGTTGGCTCTGAGTATAGAAAGGTTTTATAATGGGCGGATGTTTAAGCGGATTTAAATCAAAGCCAGACAAAACGCGCGAAAAAGGTGCGCCTAGAGGTTCCACTATGAACCAACCTGCCAACACTCTTACTGACACTGTTTTAATGGATATTGGCGTTAAAGAAAAGAACGATGTTTATGATCGTGATTTAAAAGCGAGGCAGATGGCATCTACTGCCGCTTTGGAAGAATTTACTTCGCAGCAGAAAAGAAACGACAAAGATTCCCGTCCTGCGGCAACGGTTACTGCAACTGACACTGCAACCACAACCGACACCGCCGCGGATACAACCACCACTCTTGATACCGCAACCGACACTGCTTTGACAAATGTTGAGACTATTAGCCAGGACACGTTTGGCGAAAACCGTAATTTTGTTGGCAATGCCGGCAGTGGCGCGTCTGTTGGCACTGCTGCCGGCGGCGCTGCCCAGGCTGCTGCTGCGAGTGCCACTTCTGTTGGCCCTGCTGAGGATGAGGCTATTGACCTTATGAAGAAGGGGCGCCGGTCAACTATTCTTACGACACCTGGCGGTTTGCTTGGTTCTGGCGAGGAAGACAAGAAGACGCGGCGCCGCCGGTCATTGATTGGATAGCATTATGCTTATTAAGAAAAAGAAACTGAGCAATATTGCAGGGATTATGGGCGGCAATGCTGCCCAGCCTGCTGCGTTGCTTGGGCAATCGACTGTTGATCCTTTGGAGCGCGCGCAGCAAAAGATGGCTGGCCGGACGCAAGGCGGTGCGGTTGAGGGTGTTAAAGATTCTAAATCGCGCCCTAAGCGTACATTGATGACAAGTTATGGGATGAAATAATGGTAGAAGTAAACCCTTTAGTTGCCCGTTTAGATAAGCGATACAAGACGTTACAGAGCCAGCGTTCCAATTGGGAGTCTCATTGGCAAGAGCTTGCTGATTTTATGCTGCCGCGTAAGGCTGACATTACCAAGAAGCGCACCCAGGGCGACAAGCGAACTGAACGGATTTTTGACGGCACGGCTATTCACGCTGTTGAGTTGTTGGCTTCTAGTTTGCACGGCATGCTTACTTCGCCAAGTACCCCTTGGTTTTCAATGCGTTACCGCGACACCGCCTTGCAGCGCGACGATGCAGCGAATGAGTGGTTAGAGATCTGCATGGATCAGATGTACCAGCATTTCAATCGTTCTAACTTTCAGCAAGAGATCCATGAGCTGTATTATGATTTGGTTGTTTTTGGCACGGGGTCTTTTTACGTTGAGTCTGAAGAGGGTGGCTTGCGTTTTGCGTGTCGCCACATTGCCGAGGTTTGCATAAGTGAAGATCCTAGCGGCAGGGTTGACACTGTTTATCGGAAGTTCAAGCTGACGGCTCGGGCGATTGCGATGCAGTTTCCTGGGGTTAAGATGCCGCGCCAGGTAGAGAAAGATTTAAAAGATGAT